CCATTTAACCAGTTATCTACATATGAATAGTTTATAACACCACCACAGAAATATGCTCCAACTCTTTTTCTACGATACCATTCTAAAAGAACATTTGTATTCTTTGTCTCACCATCAATAACCGGAATTACCGTGAATACACCATCTCTAATTTCAGTTAAACCAGATTTTGTTTTTCTGTCATATGTTGCATTAGATATTTTTTTCCACGATTGTTTAAATGGTAATCTTCTAGTAGACGCCCCGCCCGAAATTGTGGACAATAATGAATGTGCACCGCTTGGTGCTGTTGCAGATGTTTGCTCAAGATAACCAGTTGAATATGTTGGTGGGTTTAATGGGTCTGTTGGAGAACCATAAGTGCCAGTACCAAAGAAATATTTATAAGCATTAGCTTCATTATAAAACTTATCATATTTTTCACAACCACTTTCAATCGTTAAACTTGTACCAACTAATGATGGATCTTTAATTGTCGCTCTATCATAAATTCTTAAAACAGTATTATCGGGAACAACCCCCGATTCATCTAAATTTACCCCCGTGATATCTAACCATTGTTGAAATGAAAAATTAATATATTTCGCACCATTTGAAACACTACCGCCAACAGTTGGTAAAAACGAATTCATAACAAGATCAAGAACCGCATTACCACTTGGGAACGAATATGTGCTAAAAGTAATATCAGATGAATCTGTGTGTGCAATTAAAGGTTTAAGAGCACCAATAAAGGGGGTAAAAGACCCCTGACTACCAGAACTTGGTGACGGATAGAATTCAGCATAGTATCTGTGGTTAGAAGACGGGTCATCCGGAATTGTTGCGGTCAAAGAAGATAACCCATTTAATTCTGAATATGATGGTGATGTTGTACCACTACATTGTCCTCCATTGTCTTTGGAATATTGCCCAACAAATCTATCTTGTAATAAAGTGGGATCGGTTGTTAAATTTTTATATTTAGTAGAACTAGCATTATTGGGTATAACCAAAAGAACTCCTTTACCAACAACAACATCAAATTTAAAACTATAAAAACTAGCCTCTGAAACTCTACAATAATTGTTAGAACTAGAAATATCTTTTACAATACCGCTATCATCAGTCGAACATTCTTCACAATCTGGATAAATCGTTAAAGATAATTGTTGTGTTAATCTATCTGAAATTCTATATGCCAAATCTTTTAATTGTTCCGAAAATCTTTCAAATGGTCTCCAGTTAAATGGCCAACCAAAATATATGTCATAGAAAAATTGTGCAACGCTCCAGAAGAAACTACCAACTAATTCAGCGAACTTTAATAAAACAATTGAATAAACAAATTGAACGAACAATAATATTTCCGCAATTATTAAATTAAATTTAATTCTATTTTTAAAACCAAAATTTGTTGGCAAATAATTTGCATTACCCGAACAATCGTCTTCAGCATTTGGTCTAATTTCTTTTATACCTAAAAAAGCATCTCTTCTTGCTAAACCAAAAAAACTTTCAATACCCGATGTTTCATAGTGTGATCCTTGGAAAGAAGATGGTGTGTATACTTTACCATAAATAAATTTATAGAAATAGTCTTTTGGAATATATTCAGGATATTCCCCTAGCATCAATTCTTTTTTATGTGTTCTTTGTAGTGTTGTTAAAGATTCTAATGTAACACCCGTTGGTGCCGGGACTTTAAAATAATCTTCAAAGACGTCTGAAAATGTATATGTTGATAATAAAGCTTCGCCATTATTATTGGTACCGTTTGTGTAATTATTAAATTCACGAATGTTTGGAATTAAATAATGTCCTGATTGTGTGCCCTTTCTTGCTTGTTGATCACTATTATCTAGTGACATTCTAAGACGAGCAACAGTTGTTGTTGGAATACCTTTATTTGGATCATTGGTTATTTCTAACTCACCAAATTCATTTGTATAGGTATAATCCATGTTCATTTCGACAACCATCATTGATGAACCATCCTCTTCAATTATTCCTGGATTAAAATATTCTAATTCTGGGTATATTGAAACTCCGTCAGAACCAATGATTTTTTTACCTGTATAACGAACACCTTCAATAGAGCCGGTTTCAGTTTGTAAATTACATTTATAACCAGTTTTCATTCTGATTACCCCACTTTTCTTTACTGCGTCTGATTCATCATCTGTTACACTTGAAACTAAAACAAGAGATATTGGCGCCACTTTAATACCAAAATTTGATAAATCAAAATCAACTCTGTTAATTCCGATTTGACACAAATCTTTATTACCCCAAAAAGGAGTAACTTCAACTGCTCTTTTAAATGAAACAATCTGTGGTAATCCATCTAAATCAGTATCTGATTTAAATCTATAAAATCTGTCAAATCTGTCTTCTGCGGTACCTTGTCTGATGAAATCATATGGTCTAAGTGAAAAACAACCCATATCTGATAAATCGATATCCACATGAATTTGTTGATCCCCAAGTGGAACCCCCCAAATCATGAAATCACCTGCAGAATTCGTCTTTGCTGTATATTTGTAATATTTCTCAAAAACTTCTAGACATTCTTCTCTTGTTAAAATGTCCTCTTGATCAAAAAATGTACCTGTTGGAGTATGACCGCCGTGTTGTTTCCTAGATGGTAATAGATTGTATCGATAACCTTCTTCATTTGTGTCTGTTGATGACTTAAACGGATATAAAGCAGAAACTACTGGATCTGTTTCATCCACGTCTGTAATCGGTACAAAAATAGAAACTCTGGCGTTTGGTATACCAAAACCATTATTTACCACAACTCTACCACACACCACACCGTAATCGGCGCATATTGATGTATAAGCTTCTTGTTGGGTAAACTTTAATGACAGAATCTCTAAAAGATCAAAATCTTGCTTAAGCTCGATATTAATCGTTTTGTCTGTACCAATCTCTGTATTAATACGGTGCTTTTGAATCATACTATCTATAAATAGAAACTCTTAAGTTTTCTAGTACTAAAAGATAACTAAAAAATAGATTAATATGTAGTCGTTCCTGTGGTTTTAACGCGGATTTTTATATCTTTATTTGGGAAACGAATTTGGAATATTTGATTTGACTTCATATGGATAGTCATATCTGTTTGTCCAATTTCTTTTGTTGCTGCTACTTTATACGCCACAGAAACTTCTGAAGATGAATATTCGCCACCTGTTTTGTTGAATACCTTGATTTCTACTACGTTAACAACACCAGAAACATTTGTAATATCGGACATTAATTCACCAACAAAAAGTGGGTCACCCATTTTTCTTTTATCTATCGAAAAATATGCTGTTATTCTTGTTATAATATCACGTAAAACCTCTGTTTGATTTTGGTTTTTATCTATCATAACATCAACTTCTAACCCTAAATCAATTACCTCACCACTAACAATATCTAGATAATCATTAATCATTCTAAATTCTGTTAGATAGTTTAATATATTGTTTTTTAATGTGGTAGAAACAATATCGGTAAGATTACCACTATCATCATATGATAATAATTTTATTCTTACTTTATTATCTTCTTCCATCACATTTACTTTAGCAGGTGCACCATAAGTTGATGGCATTGTTTCAATTAGTGACTTATAGTCATTTAATGTAACTGCTCTATTTTGTGCTGCAAAATTATATGAAATCAAACCTCTTAACTCTTCGATACCTGGTTGATCTGAACCACCAACTGCTGGTGTTATGTTTGTAACAATTAAAGATTGTGCCACCTGATCGTTAGTCGATGGATTTGGGCCAGTTATCTCAAAATCAACATTATCTATGTTTGTTATAACATTAACTCCTAGATTGCTTTCTTTACCCCCACCAATTCTATATTTTATGAATAGTGTTGTGTTTACTTTTGGAATTGCACCAAGTGATTGGTTATTTAAATAAGTTCCTAAATTTACTTTAAGATTGTTTGTAATATAATTGTCTAAATTTTCTAAAGGATCAATATTTCCTGAACCAAATGTTAATGAAAAATAACTTTCTGGGGTATACTCTGTTATGAATTTACTAGACACTCTACGGTATTCCCCGGCTTTAAAGTTAGCTCTATCCGATATTGCTGTTCTATTTGGTATGAACACCTTTTCTTGAACTAGTGATTGTACTTCATACCATTTGTTATTGCTGTTAATAAACTCAGCATCTGTTGGATTACCAGCAAATGTGGTACCATCTTTATGAATTACCCCAGTTACACCTAAAACATTTTTTTCAGGTAGATATAATTTTAAAAACGGTCTTTGTTCTTGAGCCGTAATAACTCGTCTGTAAACTTTTGTGATACCATTAACAACCGGTTCTCTTTTAACAATGGTGTAGGATATCAATTTATTATTACCATCAAAGTTTGGTATTTTTAATCTATTAGGTTCTCCCTTTTCATTATATGGAATAGAAAAATCAATATCTGTAATTGTTTCAAATATTTGGCCACCACCAGAAATTTGTGCACCAGATTTTAATATGCCCTCATATCTTTCATCATCTTTATCCCCTTTAACAGGTACGTTTATACTAAAATCGCATAACGCTACTGATGGTCTTGGCCCAGGAACTTTAAATCCGTATGTTTTTGCAATATGAAATAACGATTGTCTTTGCTGTGCAAAATCCAACATAGTTTCTTGCCATACTCTATCAATATGAAAGTGTAAGTTATCAGCAACGGCGGCATTTAAATCTAATAATACAGAATAGATCGAAGCATCGTTTGTGTTATTAATTAACTCTGGATAATAATCTTTAGTTAATTGGACTAAATCCTGTCTGATTCCAGCGAAATCTCTGTTCGTATATGAAATGTTTTTTGCCATGTTATATGTTGATAATTATAAAATCAGAAGTACCAAACGCACCATTATTGGTTGTATAGTCAATTCTTATTTTAGCTGTATATGGTTTAGTTGATGCGTCACTAACTCTAAAAAGTCTAGCATCACTTTCCTCACTAACAATAGATTGTTGTTCTGGATCTAATTCAGCATTTGTTATTTTTATTTCATTTATTTCTAAGTTTGGAATATATTTTCTAACCGAATCTCTGATTTCATCCTCTATGTGTGCATATGTAACACTATCATTTAAATCGAATATATATTCATACAAACGACTTCCAAAATCAGGTAAAAAATATCTACTACCTTTTCTTGTTAATAGAAGATGTATAAGGTTTGCACGCACTTCTTCATCGGTGCTTATTGTCATTTTAACATAATCACCAATTTTACTCTGTCTGAACGGAAAGTCTAAACCGTATTTTGTAGCCATATCAATAAATATAAAGAATACTAAAATGGTTATAAATAAAAAAACGCGACACTTTCCTAAAAAAATGTCGCGATAATAGTGACTTGATATTCGCCCCCTGTATTAAATCAAGTCCTGGATGCTCAAGGTACGCCTTGACGACAGTAAACTTTGAGGGAGCCACCCATTACCTTATGAACCACACCCCTCACACTCAAATGGAGAATCTGCGGGTCTTTCACTTGTCATTACTAATTCCGGTGTATTTTCACTGATAATGGTATTATTTGTTGGATATGATACATTTTGCTGTACCGGTTGTTCCGTTGGTTTAGCAACCGATGTGTCAATTCCAAGCCCTTTTAATGCGTCAACCGCAGATCTAGTTCTTAAATAATACATACCAGTTTTTAAACCCATTTTCCATCCATATAAATGAGCAGCTAATAATTTAGGTTTTGTTGCATTGTCAATAAACAAATTCAATGATTGTGATTGATCAATAAACACACTTCTGTTAGCCGACATTGTTAATATTCTTTTTTGAGACATTTCCCAAACAGTTTTGTAAACCTCTTTTACTTCAACTGGAATTTCTGGAATATTTTGTACTGACCCATTTTCCATAATTAATTTCTTTTTGATATCATCATTCCATAAATTTAATTTTAGAAGTTGATTTACCAAATGTTTATTAATTACAATAAACTCCCCGCCTAAAGTTCTACGAGAATATAGATT